AGGGAAGCCCGGCAAAGACGTCGATATGAACGAGGTTCGGGCGCTGATCCTCGCTTCTGTGGCGGACCTGCCCCCTGCGCAGCCGGGTAAGGACGCAGATCCCGAGCTCGTTCGTGCGTTGGTTGCCGAGGCCGTTGCATCAGTGGAAATCCCGGAAGGGAAGCCCGGCAAGGACGTCGATCTCGAACAGGTTCGCGCGCTTGTGCAGTCCGCCGTCGAAGCGCTACCGGCCGCGCAGCCCGGGCGAGACGCCGATCCTGAACTCGTGCGATCGCTGGTGATCGATGCGGTTGCGGCGATTGAACTGCCGCAGCCACGCGACGGCAAAGATGCGGACCCGGCTGCCGTCAAAATGCTGGTCGACGAAGCCGTTGCGGCATTACCGCCCCCTGCCCCAGTCGAGTCCCTCACCGGTCCAGTCGCCGCGCTGATTCGGGATGAAGTCGTTCGGTCCGTCGCAGACGCGGTTGCCGCGATCCCCCCTGCCAAGGATGGCGTGGGCGCAGCTGGGGCAGTAATCGACCGCAACGGATCGCTCGTCCTGACGCTGAGCGACGGCAAAATGGTCGACCTTGGCCGCGTGGACGGCAAGGATGGCCTCGACGGCACCAGCCCGGAAGACATGGCAGTCGAACTTCTTCCAGATGGTCGAACAGTGCGGTTCGTTTTCGCCAAGGGCGAGAAGGAATATGCCTTTCAGGTCCCGTTCCCCGTCGTGCTCGACCGTGGGGTCTTCAAGGAAGGCACCGCCTACGAGCACGGCGATGCGGTGACGTTCGGTGGCTCGCTGTGGATCGCGCAGCGCGCGACCGGTGAGAAGCCGGAAGGGAACAACACCGGCTGGCGCCTTGCGGTCAAGAAGGGTCGCGACGGCCGCGACCTGAACAAGGAATAGTCGGCGATGACCGTCGACGAGATGCGCGCCATCATCGGTGCAGGCCCCGAAGTCCCTGACGCCGAAGTTATCGTCCGCTATGGGGCCCTGGAGGCGGCGCAAGCTGACCGCGGCCTCCCGATTGAGGAGGTCCGCGCGCAGGTCCGGCTCGAGCGGACCGACGCCTCGGAGGATAGCTACCTCAGCTTGCTCATTCCCGCCGCTATCCGCGCTGTTCGTAACGAGGTGGGCCGGCCGATCAATCTGAGTTCGGACGATCCTGACAACGACGTTTTCAAGGTCGCCGTCCTACTGCTCATTGGTCACTGGTTCGACAAGCGCGAGCCGGTCGCCGTTGGTTCGCAAAGCTACGAGCTTCCTTTCACCGTCTCGTTCCTGCTCAACCCCGTTCCCCGCAAGTGGGTGTGCTGATGGCTGGGCTCGGGCTGGCCAGCCGCCTCAAGCATAAGGTAACAATTCAGGAACCCAACGTGGTCGACAACGGCAAAGGTGGTCGCAAACCGCCGGCAGGTGAAGCAGCCTGGCGCGACGTCGCGGCCAACGTGCCAGCCGAGGTATATCCGCTGCGGGGCGGCGAAGCGCTCAGCCTTGGCGTCGAGCGAGCGACGCAGATCTACCGCGTCACGATCCGCAAGCGGCTGGGGCTGACGCCCAAGCACCGGTTAGTGTGGCAGGGCATCGCGTTGAATATCAAAACCGCCCCGCCTTGCACCGACGGTCAGTCGAACGTGATGACCTGCGAGAGCGGAGCGCTGGGCTGATGGCGCGCTCGAAACTCCGCGGCATCGGTCGCTTCAAGCGGCTGCTGCGGCGCACGCCGGATGCGGTCCGCGGCGAGATCATCGTCGAACTGAACGTAACCGGGCGCCAGATCAAACAGGCGATCCAGGCGAAGGCACCGAGCAAGACCGGCGCGCTCCGCGCTGGGATCGACAGCAAGGTGCTGCCGAAGTCTTTGCGGCTTCAGGTCGGATTGCTCGGCGGCCGGCGCGGCAAGCAGAACCTGTTCTACGGTCGCATTCAGGATCTCGGGCGGCGCGCGCAAACGGTGCAGGTACAGCGGCGCCGGTCGAACCCGACCGGCAAGGCCGGCGGCAGCCTGACCAAGCGCTACCCGATGAAGGTCAAATTCAAGCAGGGCAAACGCTTCATCACCGGGCGCTTCCCTGAGCTTCGCAGCACCCTGAATGCCAATCTGCGTGGCATCCTTACCCGGTCGCTCGGCCGCATCGCGGGAGGTTCCGATGAGTAACGCAAAAGCAATGGTTGAGGCCGCTGCATTCCTGGCACTCAGCAGCGCGATCACCGACGCCGGGGTCTACCAGGACGCGCCGGAAAACGCGCCGACACCCCTGGTCATCATCGGTGATATGAAAAGCTCGCGTTTGCCGACCAAGGACGCCGACGCCGATCGCCGTGTGACGATCTCGATCGTGACGATCGTCGAGGCCGAGGAGCGCGCGCCGCTGCTCACCCTACAGGAGCAGATCGAGAATGCACTCGACGGTCAGAACTTCGAGCAGGAGGGCTGGGTCCTCGCCTTTGAGTTCGAGGACGACGACGCCGTACTGAGCGAGGACGGCTCGACCTACAGCGGCATAACCAGTTTCACCGTGCTCGCGATCGCGCCGTAGCACTCCCCCACCACCCGTAATCTACCCGCCGCGCCCCGCCCGCGCGCATTTACAGGAGAACCACCATGGCGAAGAAACTCGGCAGCGATTACCGCCTGTTCGTCCAGTCCTCGACGGCTGGCACGTTCAACCAGCCCGCCGGTCAGGGCAATCTCAGCATCGATCGCGGCAAGGCGTTCTCGTCGAACGCGACGAAGGATCAGGAAGGCGTCGACACCCAGTCGCCGGGCCTGCGCACGATCACGATCAAGCAGGACCTGACGCCGGATCTGCCGGACGCTAACGGCTACACCCGGATGGAAACGCTCGACAAATCGAACGCTGCCGAAATCTATCAGATCCGCAAGAAGCCGTTCGCGACCGGCGACATCGTGTTCGAGTGCTCGATGTACACCTCGATCGACAGCACCGGCCTCGACCAGGGCACGAGCGTCAAGTCGCCGCTGACGCTGCAACCTGCATCGCAGCCGACCGTCGACGCGCTCTCGTAAGCGCGCGCCTCCCGCCCTCGCATAAGGATCACACCGATGATCAAGATCAACGGCACAGATTATCGAACCAGCAAGCCGACGGATCTGGATGCCCAGCTTCTCGCCTCGACCGGCCACGGGGAGCGTGAAGTGCAGGCGCTGCTCAGCGCAGGCCCGTCGCTTGCCGCGCGCGCCCTCGCGCCCTTCCTCGGCAAGGATGCGCCTGCGATGAACGAGCTCGCTTGCGACATCGCAGCGGACCCGGACGCCATCGGCGCGATCGCCAAGTTGTATGCGCTGCCAGCGGATACGGTCGAAGAGATCGTCGCACAGTGAGCGATCTCGACACCGCCGCGCCGGCGATCGAAGATCGGGGCGAACTAGCCCTGACGCTCGACGGTACAAGGATGGTCCTGCGGCCTACCTTCGAAGCCGTCTCGGAAATTGAGGAGACGCTTGATCGCGGACTGGTCGACCTTGCCCGCGCAGCCGTCGCGGGCAAGCTCAAGATGTCGGAGACTGCCCAGATCGTTGGAGCATGCGTCCGCGCTTGGGGCCGTGAAACCGACAACAAGGGCGTCGCCGGCGCGAATGATAAGCGGATCGCCCGTTTGATCATGGACAGCGACGACGGCGTTCACGAGGCGATGGTAACCATCGGAGGCATGCTGTCGATGGCGGTGACCGGCGGATACACCACCGCGGGGGAACTGAAGCCGTCGATGATTACGACGACGACGGAGAAAGCCCTCGTCGACGGCTGATGGGCACGGCCGTCGTCCTTCTGGGATGGCGGCCTGCCGACTTCTGGCGCTGCACACCGGTCGAGTTCTGGACCGCTATGAAGGCGTTCGAACGCGCCAATCCCCCGAGCCCGTCATAACAGGAGGCGTCCATGGCTGATCAGACCGAACGCCTGCTGTTGCAGGTCGACGCCGCGACCGAATTGCTTCGCCGGAACCTCGCCGAGGGTGAGAAGCCGCTCGACCGGTTCGAGAAGCGTGCCGCCAAGATGGCGGACAACGTCGAAAGTTCGATCGGCAGCATGGGCAAGCGCTTCGGCGCGTTCGCCGATCTCGCGCAGGATGCCGCGACGAAGGCTGAACGGTCGTTCGAGGCGAGCTTCAGCAACGTGCAGAAGCTGGCGGCTAAGGCGATCGTAGCGCCAACGGTCACCGGCGGCCTTAACATCGGTGCTGCCGATGCCCGCGCCGCGGCGGCGGCGGCGCAGCAACAGGCGATTGCCACCCGCCTGATCGCGGACGCCTCGGAACGCGCCGCGCAAGGCGAAGGTGTCCTGACCGAGCAGACCCGCCTTTATATCCAGGCGGCGCGCGCGGCAGCACTCGAGTCCGAGCGGCATGCGCAGGAACTGACCCGCGAAGCCGGCGCGCTCGAGCGGGTCGAAATCGAGCTTCAGCAAGCAGGCGCGGCGTCTCGCTTGTTCGGCGAAGGTCAGAAGAAGGTCACGGCGCAGTCCGGCGCGCAGCGCGCGGCGATGCAGGGCCTGTCCTATCAGGTGCAGGACACTTTTACCCAGTTGAGCATGGGCGCGAACGCGTTCCAGGTGATCGCGATCCAGGGCGGCCAGGTCGCCGGGCAGTTCTCGAACCTTGAAGGCAAAGCCGGATCCTTCGCGCGATTCATGATCGGGCCGTGGGGGCTGGCCATCACTGCTGCCTTGCTGGTGCTCGGCCCGCTGACCAAGGGCATGTTCGAGTTCGGCAACGCCGAGGACGAAGCCCTCGACAAGATCAAGAAGGACGCGATCGAGAGCGACGTGACCGCGCGCGCGAAAGCACGGTTCGCCGGATCGGTCGAAGGCCTAACCATCGCGCTGCGCGATCAGGACAAGGCGTTGCGGCAAACGGCCGATAGCGAGAAGTCGGCAGCCGAGCGCGCCAACATCGCTGCCAAGGGAAAGCGCGACGAGGCGTTGGCGATCCGCCAGACGACAGTCGCGCGCCTCGCCGACGCTGAGGCCATGTTCAACACGCTGGCCACTACCAGCGATGCGCGCGGTGGCGGTGCCGTCATCAATGCCGCCCTCGCCCGCGTTGCTGACCTGAAGAAGCAGCGCGCGGCAGCCGAGAAGGCGGTGACCGATTCCGAACGGCAGCTCAACGTCACCCGGGTCGACATCGCCGCGGAGCGCGCCGCGATCTCGCTAGATCCGGTGCGATCGGCAACCAAGGGAGTCGACGACAAGATCAATGCGTTGAAGAACGAGCTTCGCACGCAAGCCCGGCTTGGCCAGGTCATCGGTGCGGAATCGGTCAAGCGCCTGCGCGAACTTGAAGCCCAGAAAAAGGCAGCGACCGAGTTGGCGACGGAGAAGCTGCGCGCCGCCAACGTGAAGCCGAACAACAATCAGATCGGCCGCAACGTCAACGTTGCCGAGGCGACCAGCATCGTTGCCGGTATCGGCGGGCGGGTCACCAGCGGTCTACGCTCGACCGAGCGGCAGGCGCAGCTGTATGCCGACAAGCTCGCCGGGCGGCATGCTGGACCGGTCGCCAAGCCCGGTACCAGTGATCACGAGCGCGGCCAGGCGATCGACGTCGCCTACGGTCCCGGCATCAGCGTTTCATCGATCCGGCAGGCGTTCGCCAAGGAAGGCGTTGCGATCCGCCAGTTGATCGACGAGCGCGATCAGAAGGTGTTTCACGTCGCCTTCGGCAAGAAGGGCACGAGCCAGCAAACGGTCGACGATCGCGCCGAGCGCGCGCGGCAGAAGGTCCTCAGCGACGACATCTCCTATGGCCAGGAGGAGCAGGCGGCGCGGCAGCGGCTCACCACGGCAACGCGCAAATCGGCGCAGACGCAAGAGAAGCGCGACGCCGAACTGGTCGCGAGCATCAATGCCGACGCCGACAGCCGCAAGCAGAAGATCGACCTGCAGCAGGAGAAGGGCCTGTCGAAGGCTCGCGCCGACAATCTGCGCTCGCTGAGCGAACAAACCCGGGTGCAGGATCTGCAGAACGCCGCGGCCGACCGCGCCATGCGCGTGATCGAGCAGCGGTACGACGTCGACCGTCAGAGCCTCGAATCGCGGGTCGCACTGCTCCGCATCAGCGAGGACATGGCGCCGACCGAGCGCGAGCGCGCGCGGATTGCCGAGCAGATCCTCGAGGCCGAGCAGACCCTTCGCCGCCAGGCGCTCGAGCGCGTTCGCGACACGTCCAAGGATCCGGACGCCGTCATGTCGGCGAAGCGCTCGCTTAGCGCCCTACCA